AGAAGAAGAAGAAGAAGAAGAAGAAGAAGAAGAAGAAGAAGAAGAAGAAGAAGAAGAAGAAGAAGAAGAAGAAGACTGTTAAAGAAATAAATTTGATTTAAAAATAAAATAACTACCTAATAAATAGTGCAATGAAAGTTCATTTAATTTGGAATCGTGATCTGGATAATACTATTGGTGTTCAGAATGAATTAGCTTATTATATTCAAGATGATTTACAATGGTTTAAAAAAATAACAGTTGGTCACGTTGTGGTGATGGGATATAATACATGGTCCAGCTTACCTAAGAGACCTCTACATAAACGATTAAATATTGTGATTAGTGAGAAGCATTATGACGAGCTATCAACGGGTTATAGTGAACAAATACGACCAGATTATGTATATAGATCATATAACGAGTTTTACGATTCTTTTATAGTAAATAAGGAGCACGAACATATAGAAAAAAAACTGATGGATCATGAGTTATCAGAGAATGAATATTGTTATTTAAATACTCCATTTGAAATATTTATTATTGGGGGTGCAAGATTATATACAGATGCTTATCAAAAGGGAGTTGATTCAATTTATGAAACGAAATGTGAATCACGATTAATGGAAGATTGTAAGGATGTTGTCAAGGCTGACATCTGTATAGATACTACTATTTATAAGAGACTCTATTACAAACCTTGCAGGGGAGTAGCTATGATGTATCAACAAGATAAGGAGAGATCTAAGGTTGAGGTAGATTATTCGTTTTCGATTTATCGTAAAGAGAGTTTAATAAATAAGGATGAGACGAATTATTTAGAACTACTGAATAAGGTTTATGTTGAAGGTGTTGAAAGACAGACACGTAATGATGTTGTGAAGTCTTGTTTTGGTGAAAAAATGACATTTGATTTAAGAAACGGATTTCCGTTGCTTACAAGTAAAAAAATGGGATGGAGGACTATTTTAAGAGAATTATTATGGTTTCTAAGAGGTTCAACAAATAACAAAGAACTTCAAGAAAAAAATGTTCATATTTGGGACGGTAATTCATCCAAGGAATATATGAAACAAAGGGGATTAGATTATCAAGAGGGGGATTTGGGACCCATTTATGGTTATCAATGGAGAAACTTTGGAGATCAATATAAAGGTAGTGATTGTAAAGAAAGGAATGGTTTTGATCAATTAAAATATATGATTGACTTGATTCAGAACGATCCTACTAGTCGGAGAATTATTCTGTCAGCCTGGAACCCTCCTGATCTCGATAAGATGGCTTTACCTCCTTGTCATATTATGTTTCAGATTTATGTTTCCGGTGATTTCATAGATGGTCAATTGTATCAGCGTTCAGGTGATATGTTTTTAGGTGTCCCTTTTAATATTGCTTCGTATTCTTTCTTATTGCATATTATTGGTAAAATTACACATAAGAAACCGAGGTTTCTGTATCATATTCTGGGAGATTGTCACATTTATTCGGGACATTATGAAGCTGTTGAGAAACAACTGTTGCGATCTACATTTCAATTTCCTAAGTTACTAATAAGTGATGAATTGAAGGATATCGATATATTAGATGAATCGTTCTTTAAGATAGTGGATTATCAATCACATCAAAGCATAAAAGCTTCTATGGTTGTTTAATGGTAAAAAATATATTACATAAAGTAAATGGGACAATGTAATTGTGGTGGTTCAGAAGAGCGTGAAAGTTCATTTTGGGTAGTTTCAACAGATAATTATGATATAGATCTATTACATATCTTTCTCTTGTGTGCTATTGTCTTAATTATTTATTTGCTAAATCGTAAGTGTTAAACAATCCTTGACCAATTACTTTATTTTACTTAAAAATTCGGATATTTCTTGTTGTTCATCGTTTTCATCGTTTTCATCGTTTTCATCGTTTTCATTGTTTTCATCGTTGATAACAACATCTATTGATTCATCTTTCTCTTCATCGTGAACTACACATGTACATTTTTTATCTTTTTTGTCTTCTTGGTCTTCTTGGTCTTCTTGGTCTTCTTGGTCTTCTTGGTCTTCTTGGTCTTCTTGGTCTTCTTGGTCTTCTTGGACTTTTTTGTCTTCTTGGACTTTTTTGTCTTCTTGGACTTTTTTGTCTTCTTGGTCTTCTTGGTCTTCTTGGACTTTTTGGACTTCTTGGACTTTTTTGTCTTCTTGGACTTTTTGGACAATGTCTGTCTTTCTGTCAACATTAACAATACTAAGTGTTTGTTGTTGATTATTTTCTTCCTTTGAGATGATATCTTCAATTCCATCGGTAAAGTCTTTTTGATTCATTTGAATTGTTTCATCTATCTTATAGATCGTACATTTATCAAGCCCATTACAGATCGATGGCACAGATACTTCATAATTCTTGAACTTTTTATTAAATTGTTGAATAACTCCATCATCAATAATAGGTCCTGCTTCAATTAGTCTATCGTACTCCGACCGTGACATCTTCAAGAAATCACCTTGAATGACTCTTCGTGACGGATCCAATGCCAATTCAATCGCTATATTCCTTTGGAGTTTCCCCCAAGATACACCCGCGATCCGGTGACCTTCCATTAGCTCAGCTACTTTAAGAAAGTTTTGAAGAGTTGAAATAATACCAGCGAAGATATTCACACCCCCAACAATTGCAGAAGCAATAGATTTACTTTCTGCGGGGACAAATGAATCCATACCGACATTCGCGGCTCCTGTTAAAGTTGATAAAATAATAACAGGGATTGAAAAACAATAGTACCATACTCTATAACTTTTCTCACATCTACCATGTAACCAACGATAACATGATGCTTTTTCAGACCATTCAGCTAATAAAGCTTCGCATTCGGATGTCCAAACATTATGTTCTTTATCCATTGTAGTAACCTCTTTTTTATCCATAATTATTTTATTATAATATAATATAATAATTATGGGATCGGGACAATGTAAAAATATGGGTGGGGAGAATGAAGATGGATCGGAAGCACAACTTGGAATAAATGATACAACTTTAAGAGATATGAGATCTTCGGTCCAGAATACAATTAACGAACATCGTCAGACAACAGATGATGAAGTAAGGACATCACAAACAATAAAAATAACAGAACATGAAGATTATGCTGAAAATATTATGGCCCCACAATATCGTAAAGAATTAATAGATCCACCGTCTTTATTAAATATTATTGGGATTGTACCGAGACGAAATTGCGGTCTTCAATATGGTTGTGGATATATATTAGAACAATCAACCGATGTTAAACTATATACATTTAACAGCACATTAAAAGATGAATCATCTACAATTTATGAAAACATAACCTCGATATTAACTAGTTCATCTGATACAAACTTAACTGGTGCAAATAAGGGCCTGAAAACAAGGAACGACACTATAAATGAAGCCCGTGACACTGCAACAGAAACAATTCGTAAGATCCTTGTTAGTTTTCATCAGAAAAACGTAAATGATACAAAGATAATGGAGATAGAATACCGGACTCCTCAATTATGCATTGATCCATGTGGACAAAAACGTGGACCAACCTTATCACAAGAGGCAATTATTGAAGTAGTGACAGAGGATATTGTTAGCAGTACAATAAAAATCTTAAAAGAAAGAGTCGCTCACAATGAAATGGATGTTGAGAATGTTGTCAGCGATGTAAGTATGGCATGTATTATGCAAATCATGTGTTGCATGGTATGTTGTTTAGCGTGTGCTGGATTAACATATTATGCTATGGATATTGGAGGTCAATTAGCTTCACAAGCAATGGACAACCAGCTTGGTGGTAGTAGACCGAAATCAAAAAAACTTCGTTAAATTCCTTATCTCAATGAATACTTACCTTTTTTTTTATAATATTATATCTATATTATATTATCTATATTATACTATGGTATTTAAAGAAGGAACATGGCAATATAAGTTTATAGAGTTTTTTGTCGGTGTTACATTAGGTTATAAAGCTATTGAAAAAAAGGAAGACGGCACCATATTTACAGGGGGAGATGAAACTATCGCGGAATCTATTTTTGCTGATCCACCAAGTAGTGAGATTCAACAAGCTTTAAATATAATGCGATCTGAAGCATTAACACGAAGAACAAAGATTCGTTGTAAGGCGATTATTAACCGTCATACAAGTATGTCTACCCAGACGATTAATTCTCAACAAGAAATTAAAGTAAAATGTGGGACAAGACCCTTTTATGACTATGAATATGAATTGAGAGATGTAAAATATGATTTTATGGGTAACAAGATTGAAGGTTCTGGATGTCCACAATGGGGATGTTGTTATGACGTATTACAAACAGGAGAAGTTAATCTGGTTTCTATTAACAATACATTATTAGATCAAACAACAGAGATTTATAACGAAACTACCCAAGAAATAAAAAATCAATTGAACGCTACTTTTGACATGAATATCGCTGAGGATGATACCGCTTGGTATAATAGTGGCTTTATGAGCGCAGCTTATTTTATTCCCGTCGTAGGTCAGGCTGCAATCCTAACTTCTGCCCTTGGAAACGCTCTTGCTACCGAGGAAGAGGTTGAAACAGTCCGTCAAATTGCACGGGCTACTAATGAATCACAAGATATGACCAAAACAAAGGTTGAAAACATAATAGAAAAAGCTATTCAACAAACGGTCAATACGAAAGATTCAATAGAAGTTGAATATATTAGTCCTAAGTTGTGTATAAATGCATGTGGAGACCCACCCACAGCAGGGACAATCGATCAATCATTAGTAATTGATGCTCTATCAGAAAACATTACCAAAACAATACTAGAAGAAATTGAGAGAACAATAGTCAATCAGTCAACTAGTACGGAAACGACAGCTTCATCTGTGAATATGCCCATGTTATATATGTTCGCGTTTGGAACACTTGTCTGTTTAGTCGTCCTCTTTGTTATATGTTACGCGATAGTCTTAATATTATGGACTTATATGAATAAAGGTGAACCTCCGCCCTCTATGATTAATAAGGTTCTTGCATTAGGTTTAACAGTATGGTGCTGGTGTTGTTGTCCCATCGCTATGTTATGTTGTTTATGGAGGTATTCCGGAATAAAAGGTCTCTTATGTATTATTCCAGGTCATGAACCAGATCGTGGAACAGCTGAGGATGAAGAAGGAGAAGATGAAGGTGAAGATGAAGATGAAGATGAAGGGGAAGATGAAGATGAAGATGAGGCAACAGAATAGATAAAAAAATATAGATAAATATATATATATAGAATGGGTGGAATTGCATCAAAAGCCGGAATGCAAATAGTCGGTGTAATAATGAAAGGGGCTTTATGTGCACCTTATGGATTACCGATTGGATTATTAAATCACAAAGGAATTATTGATCTAGATATGTGTTATCAATCTGAAAAGACCCGAATTGAATTAGAAAAGCAGATTAATCATGGGTCAACGATGTCATACGAACAGGGTGTTGGTTTAGAGGGTCCTGGATTCAAATCAAGCAATCGCGTTAAGGTAGCAAATTCGAATATAACAAATGTTCTAAATGACAATATTTCATTCATTTCGCAAAATCAAGAAACTGTTCAAGATGTTATTAAAAATTTTGGATTGGCGCAAGCGGGATTAACAAAGGTGGGTGATGATATAGTGGGAAATGAATACGGTCCCTGGGATAGTTATGACATAGATAAGATGAATAATGAACAATGGAATTATAAAGGTTATGTTATGAAAGCGTATGGTTGTCAGCCTGTGATTGATCAGAGAGCAACGTTAAAAATCATTGGGAATAGTTCAATAACAGAAGAAGTTGAAGAAGAAATAACAAATGAAGTTATGGGGACTCTTGAAAGTGAAATTAAAGATACAGATCCGGGAGAAGGTTCCGGGGTAAGTGTTCAAGCACAAATAGATTCATTATTAGAAAATAGAAGTTCGATAAAAGTCAATATACATAATAAAATTACTCAATTTATAAATCAAAACTCTCAAATCGGACAAAAAATAACTTATGAAGATAATTATGGGGTTTGTGACCCTCAAAGGTATATTGAAGATGGTCAAAATTTGGGGGCAACAATAACTCAAAGTGCGAAACTATCATCATTGGCATCGAATATTATCAATAGTTCAGTAAATATTGTGATTGAAAACAAAACGAACTTTAAATCTGATCAAACGTTAAAGGTTAATCGTATCACAGAATATAGAATTATTTTAGTTTCTTTTATATGGAACGTGGTTTATATTTATTTAGTTTATCATTTAATTAAAATGTTGTATGAGAAGATGACAGAATAATTATTTTTTATTATTCTTAACGACAAGAACAACTACAACAATCATTATGATTATAAATGTAACTATTCCGATGATCAACATGGTATTATCTCCTTCTTCTTCTTCTTCGTCCCAACGTGGTAAGTCTCTATTTTCTCTTCTCCGACTCCTACTTCTCCTTTCTGACGATGGTGTTCCTATCTCACCTGGTGAACTTTCGCTTAACTCTTCTTCTAATTCTTCTGGTGGTTCGTAATCGGAACGCGTATGTTGGATACTACATGCCTGGACATCAACTGTTTGAGGGAGTCGTTGATTAACCGCTGTTTCCCCAGGTTCTAATCTTGATTCACCTATATTAATAATATTATTTTCAATTGATTGACGACATATCTGTAATGATGGGCAATCAGGATTTATACCACTTGGATAAAGTAAGGTTCTTTGACATTCGGGAAGAAAACATTCGGGTTTTATATTTTCTGTTAAACTGCTACCTGTTTCCCCTCTATTAAATGCGTCCTCTTTCCACCACCTATAATATTCAACTGGATAATGACAAGGACATATATCTATTAATTGTTCTCCAAGGGGAGTTACTTCCCAACCTATTTTACTTCCATCAGTGTTTTCTCCGAGATCCCTAACGGCATGTTTACATATATTTTGTAGCTTACTTATATTATCCTGCCAATTATTTTGAAGCCAATCACGACATAGTTTATTCTGATATGATTGCCGAATAGCATTAATTTCTGCGGTATCTTCTGTGAGATCTATTTCATCAGAACCGTCATCAGGAGTGGGTAATCCACATATACTAGCTGCTTTGCTTGCAAACGAAGACGGCATGACATCGGCCCATGTATTGCAATATCCATTCAGATCATGGGTAGTATTTTGAAATACTTCATTTGTACATTTATCTTTAAAAAAGTCATTACATTTTTTTGACATCATTTTACACGCTGGATATCCAACACCTCCCTTAAAAGAATCTATGGGTGATTCACAAACATTTGTCGCACTCTCTCCATAATCGACCTCAGTCACACAATATCCCACTGGACAGTTCTTAAAAGAATTACCGGATCTCCCATCCCCACTTACCCTATAGCTGTCGCCGTCTGAAGCCAAACAACAGTTTATTATGTTTTCATCTTTATAATGAGACGTAGGCCTCTTACAGAAGCGAATCATATTTTCAGGATCAGCATCATCACCCATACCACAACCTGGTGTGTCAAACCCGTCCCCCAGACAATGGAACGAATGAGTATGAGTACTCGGACACTCTAAAAGGTCTGAATGACTCGTGGTATTGGCATCATCCAATGGCTCACTACCTGATTCATATCCATCAGCAGACCCCCATTCGCTCGAACCTTTTCTATTTCCTAATTTCTTCAATATACCCTTCCTGTTTGGATAAGCCGGACGGACTTGTTCATTATTGAGAGTAAGGGAAGCAATTCCGATGGCTTCCGAATCTTCTTTGTCACTACTACCGTCTCTTGGTCCAGTCCAGCTGTCTCTGCAATCTATTGTGGTTGCTTCAACGTTATCCCTCCCCCTGCATGATCCCCCAGTATTAAGCTCCGGATCAAACACATTGTCTGAGTCGGATCTAGACCCCATATTAAAGACAGAGACACCCGGCGTGGTTTGATGGACCATGTTATAACATTTATCTTGTGAATACTCTGTACTATCTTCCTTGCAATTCCCAACAGTAGTTTTCCATTCATCAAAACTAACAATTTTACATGTCCCATTAATAGCTTCGCCAACGTCATCCTTATCACCACACATATAGTAATCCCCCATATGGTTATGATCATCACTTGGTTCACCATATACTGAACTACTATGTTTATAATATACAGGATCAGCACAAGATCCGTCATCTCCATCCGTCATCCTATCTTTCACCCAAGGAGAGCCCCCTTCAATAAATGTATCCGAGCTTGTAGATGGTAGTGCGCTTTGTCCAACCGTCATTCTATTAATATATATAATATAATATTATAATTTAAGAATCCTTTGAACTTTATTGATTAATTGGGGATTATGGATTGCTTTTCCATTCTCAATTTCAATTATCTTTTGAACCGTAACATTTGCCTTTTGCGCGAGTTCTTTTTGAGTAAGCCCCCTTATTAATCGTTGTTTCTGAATTTTTTTTGAATCATCCTTAGTAACTGCTTTATGTTTTAAGATTCCTTTCTCAATCTCTTTTTCGAGTTTTTTATTTGGATCAACTCCAAATGACCTCACTTTTGCCTCCTTTTTGATAGGTTTCTCGGCCTTACAATGCATATAATATGTATCCAAATCCATTTATTATTATTCTTCTATTATTATTTTAATTCTATTATTTTAAAATAAATTTGAAAATGATATTAAAGTTAAATCTTCAATATAGAATAAAATGGATCCCAAGCATATGACTCGGACAAGCTTTTGCGATAAGGAGATAGATAATGTAACTGATAATGATATGAAGAAATATATTCTTGATAATATGAATATCAAGACAAATATGAGATATGACATGAGATATGCAAAAATCTTTAATGAACAATACCGAAAGAATCTAAATAATCCGCATATTCTATGTTTAAAAAGTTCAGGAACACCTTATCTATTATATCTTACACAGATTAATGATACTAATTACTGTTTTCTAATTGATAAAAAGGTAAAAGATGGCTATACATATCCGAAGATATTTATTGTCCATTATCGTTTTAGTCCCGAACTGTTTCAAGGGACGTTATTTGAGGTTGAATTGACACGTGATAAACAACAGGAATGGTGTCTTATTATTGGTGATATATACACACATTCTGGTATATCTCTTAAAAATACACAAATCCATGATCGGATGAACAAATGTATTCAAATAATGGAAGAGAAGTATATTGATGATTCATTTTGCAATGTGTGTCCTATAATTATTAAGAAATATTTTGATTTGGGGGAATTAGAGACTGTTATGAATGAATTCATACCAAATCTTCCATATAGGGTACGCGGATTTTACTTTATTCCGTTAAAAACAAATTATTCGAAAATATTGTATTTAATGAAGGAGGGTGACTATAAAAAAGCGAATTCAAAAAATAAGAAATATATTTCATTTAGGATTATTAAAACTGTGAAACCCGATGTTTATGAACTATATTTGTACAATGAACAAAAGACTACAATCCATAAACATTCTTATGCTACGATCCCAAACATTCAAACTTCGGAATGGGTGAAGAAGTTAGTTGATGATAAAGATGAATGTTATGTAGAATGCTCCTACAATCCTATTTTCAAAAAGTGGGCACCTATGAAAGAATCCTTTGGAGCCGATACAGTTATCGACGTGAAATAATTCTTAGTATTTAAAATTATAAAACGATATATATATAGATCAGATCAATATGAATTCAAAATTGACAAAGAACGGATATACAATCCGTAAGTCTGAGCATTCAACAAGTTTAATTAAAGAAGTGAAAGATGAATTAACTGTAAAGCCATTTTCTTATAATAAAAATAATAAGACAGATGCGAATCGGTTCTGCGTTTTTTTAGAAAGTCCCAAGAAATTGTATTTGCCTCGGTTTTATGGATATAAAAAGTTTGGAGAACCACAAATAGATAAATTAAATTGTGGAGATGATATTAATATTACTTTTAATGGTGATCTAAGACCCGAACAAGTTCCAATTGAGAAATTATATCTAAACAGTGCGAAGGAAAAGGGAGGAGGTATTATTTCCATTAAATGTGGTGGAGGTAAAACAGTTTTGGCACTACATATTACATCAGTATTGAAGAAGAAGACAATTGTAATTGTTCATAAAGATTTTTTAATGACACAGTGGAGAGATAGAATTAAGGAGTTTTTACCAGACGCTAAGATAGGAAAGATTCAACAAGATACGATTGATATTGAAGACAAAGATATTGTTTTAGCAATGGTCCAGAGTTTATCAATGAAAGAATATGAAGAAGACACGTTTACTTCTTTTGGTTTAGCTATTTTTGATGAATGTCATCATTTAGGGGCTGAAGTCTTTTCACGTTCAATGGGAAAGGTGGCTTCTAAATACATGCTTGGTTTATCAGCTACTCCCAAGAGAAAAGACGGATTGTCAAAAGTATTTGAGTGGTATATGGGTGATATAGT